TACCATCGACAACTATATCACTGTATGCCTTGAGTGATATTGTTGGGTTTGTAAGATGGAGTGTGTTTGATGTAATATTACTTTTATCCGTAACAGTTTGTAAAGTTATATTTGAAAGAAGACCACCGTCCCCTGTATAGTTTTGTGCGTATAAGTTACCTGATGTCTTGAGAGCGTATGCAGTTTCTGATGGTACGTTTAATATTGTTTGACCTTCGTTACCTATACTAATAGAATCGGTTGGTTCCGTGTTACTTAAACCAATGTATGAACCTGTAAAGTCGTTTGCATGAACGGTACCAGAAACCTGAACTTCGTTACCATTAGATACACCGTCAATGAGAAGCTTACCTTGGTCGGTAATTTTTATACCGTAATCAGAACTACTTTTATTCATAAATATACGAGTACCTATAGAAAGTGTATCTTGTGGGTTTGTGTTAGATAAACCAATCGGGCGAGATGTTGTTGATCCTATATCCGTAACATCCTGTAAACTTTTTCTACCGACATCATCGGTTGATAGTTTTGTATTGACTATTTCATGTGTACCTGTTTTATATACTAAAACGTTAAAAGTTCCTGATTCACTAACTCCTTTTTCGCGTATGGGTGCAATATAAGTGCTATCTGATGTTGATGTATCTGGTAATAATGTATCAGTTGCATTAAAAATAATAGTATTATTCGCCTGGTCCTCTGGTATGTATTTACCTAACCTTATCTTTGTAGACCTTTCTATCGACGGTAAGTTTTTAACCATTTAATATAATACCGTATTTTAATTTGCATAAATCAAACCAGCCATACCATTTTCTATTCTGAGTATGTTATAGTTGACTGCGTATATTGGGTCGGTTATGTTCATGTTTTGACTCATAATTTTAGCTGAACTGATTCTACTAAAGTTGAGCGAGCCTGTTGGTTGTAAAGAACTCGTGGAAATACAGAAACAGTATAAGAAAAAGTCTGGGGATGTAACAAAGTTTGTATGATAATAATTAGAAATTTCCATATAATGTGGTCTACCCCATCTATATTCTGTTAAATCGATACCGTTTATATTAATTTTAATTTTGTTACTTGGGGAAGTGAGCGCACCTTCAGTTGTTGTATCCGAGGATGCGATATATTTAACTGGGTGATTAAATGTAAGTTCTTGTGTTTTTTCACCGGATGCTATATTTTTTTGAACTTGTGTGATGAGAATATTATGGTTTCTAGAAACTATGTTACCACGTTCTTCGTTATCGAGGAAATAATAGTTTGAGTGGGCTTCCCAAATATAATTATGTGCATTTTGTCCCCAATGAATACGAATTTCAACTTCATGATAATTGAGTGCGATGAGTGGTAAAGCACATTGTGGACCTTCACAAAAAAAGAACCTGAGTGGATAAAAATACGAATTACCACTTATACCTGGGTGTGTACCCATACAACTTTTAGATATGTTCTGCGCGAAAGTATCTATGGCTATTTTTTCTGTAAAAACGGAATCTTGTGAGTCTATGAGATGACCACCTATGTATAATTCAATTTTATCTATGAGATCTGTCCATCTTAAAGCATCTAGTGCTTTTTGACCATTGTGTATTGTAAGATACGTGTATCCTAATAAATCACCGTTTCTATCAAAACGGATAGATGACATGGCATTACTTTTCACAGCTCCCTGTATCGTTTGCTTTTCGACGGACTGTGAAAAATTAGAGTGTCTTTTAAATGTTGAATTAAAAAAAGATATTTCTGGTTTGCCCATTATGTGCTCGTCTTGAGCACCTACGGAAACAAGTTGAACAATACCAGAAGACATTTATAATAAGAAAAGGTTAAAAATATACATTAGTTAACGCCCTGAAAATTATTGAAGGGATAAATTTCTTTTTTTGCAAACGAATTTAAATATAAGATAAACATTCCCCACACTTTGTTCTGCTCCCGCAGGATTTAAAAGCTGAATAGATAATCTATCGAGTTTACGTATTGGGTTATTATATTGTTGAACAATTGGATAATTGTCTTTAAAAGAAAATGAAGTACTGTTATCTGTTATCAGAGAACCAAAAAGATTTTGTAATTTAATTTGGTTAGTTGATGAGAGTGTATCTTTTGCGTACTGAGAAAATTGTGTATTTAACTGTTCTATGTTTAAATTAATAATAGGAGACGAACCATTTATAGAAGAAAAATTACCAGCGACTAATTTTGCCTGTACAATATTTTCCAAAACTATTGGTAGAAAAACAGTAAATTTAGGTTTTTCGCTATTTGGTACATTTGAATTATCAACAACTACAGTATGATATTCATGTTCTGTATCGGGTAAAAGTTGTGGTGCTGTGAGAGAAGCCATTTAGTATTAACTTAGATTAAAGTACCGCCGATTCCATCTGTTATTTCAGCATCAGCTTGTTCCTTTATTAATTTCTGACCATCACAAATACCACCGACACTGTTTGAGTAATAACTTCCTAAACATTTTTCAGATGCTTGTATATTAAAAAGAGAATTTTCATTTTTTGGTGCGATGGTGAGTTCTTTGGTCTGGTAATTACTTTGTCTCAAACTTCCGAGAATAGTAATTAGGGCGATTACGACGAAAATAGCAAACAATGCTTGTTTATCTGTACGATTCAATTTCATGGTTATTTGTAATCATGCAATATTTTATTTATAAAGTGCGTTAAAGAATTGGGAATAGTTTCAATATAAAGATTAAATGGACGGTGAGATTATTCTTGATAGAGGTAATACAAATGTTATGAAATTAGATGATCGTGAACAGGCCCTGATGGATGAAATTGAAATAAGCGTTCCAAAACATCAGCCTGTGAAAAGACCACTACCCACGCAATTTACACCCCCACCCACACAACAATTCCAAGAGGATATGGATTCTTTTGCAAACCCAAATAAACAAAATCCACCAAGTAGACCACCTATCGAAGATCCAGTTGATTATGGCGAAAATGATAACGATGAAGGGTATGCCGAGGAACCTCAATATGAATATGCGGCTGACGAAGAAGAAAAACCTTCACCAGGATACAAAAATATAGATGAAGAAAAATCAGATTTAGTAAATAAACTTGATAGATTAGAAAAAAAAGGGTTCACGGTAAATAAAAGATTAAACGCGTATTCACCAATAGATGAGTTAAGAACAGAGGTGAAGAGAATAACGTATAGCATAGATGTGGATAAATCTATTAAGTTTTCCAGACGCATGCTCATTGCATGTACAACTGGTCTTGAGTTCATGAATAAAAAGTATAACCCGTTTGAAATTCAACTCGATGGATGGTCTGAAAATGTAATGGAAAATGTAGACGATTACGATGAATGTTTCGAGGAATTGTATGTGAAATATAGAACTAAAATGACGGTCGCACCCGAAGTTAAGCTTATTATGATGCTTGGTGGTAGCGCTATGATGTTTCATTTGACAAATAGCATGTTTAAATCAGTTATGCCAAATATGAATGACGTTATAAAACAAAACCCAGATTTGGTAAAGAATATGATGAATGCTGTACAGAACACAGTTCCTAAATCACAACAAGTACAAAATGATATATCTAATCAATCAGATGATAGACACGAAATGCAGGGTCCTGGTATAGACATATCGAGTTTGATGGGTAATATAATGATGCCACCAACACCACCAATGAATACAACGAGAATCGATCCAATACAAAACCCAGTAACAGATGACCCAGATGACGATATATCGGATATAGCATCTATACCTGGGGACATCGATGATAATAAAGAAGATGGTTACGATGTTAAAGAGGTAAAATTACCAAATTCTACGAAGGGAAAACGAGGCAGAAAATCAAAAAAGGTTGAAATAAATTTATAAACCTTTAGTATAAATGATAGGTTACTCTCTCATAGATGACGATGATCCTATCGAGTTTAAAAAACCTGTTCGTCAGGCGGATATTTCTCCAGAACGTGAAATAGTTCAAAAGGAGAAAATTTTACCTGTTCGTGTAATAGAAAATACAGAGTGTAATTACGTCGTGATGTTTTTTATTACAGGTGTTATTACTTTAGCTATAATGGATGCCCTTCCTAAAAAATAAAAGAATAACGACATTTACCATCCTGAATATACCAGAATGGTAAATGTGAATTTGTTTTTTAATAAATTTATTACGTGTTTTCTAATACCGTTACACGTGCTAATAGATCAGCGACTTGTGTTTCTAACGTCACGACCTTCGTCTTTTCAGCTTGTAATTGTCTATCTACTTCCTGTAAAGCCGCAGTTGAAACTGCCCATATAGCATCTTTATTCAAATGGTGAAAATCACTTACTTGTTCACCCTTTATAAAAGCGTTCGTGACATTACTAAAATCACCTCTATTTTCTATTGTTATAACATTACTTTCCGAAAACGAAAGTACATTACACTTTAATTCTTTACCCTCATTTGTAAGAATGTTTATAACAGATGTATTTGATAAACTTAAACCTTCAACCGTGGTATCTAAACGAAGTTCGAGTACGTTACTATCACTCGTAACACTTACATTAGAGTTCGTAAGTATATTTGGGATATCACCTTCACTTACCGTAACCGCGTATGGTAATACATCGTACACTTGTTGTGCTATGAAACCGTATACATTACTTGTACCTCTACTTTTTTCGTCGATATAATTGTATATTTTGGGTTCGAGAAGACGAATTTTGTCGAGTGCAGAACTATCGTTTATATCGACCACATTCTTTTTTATACGTATATCTGAATGTGCATTAAACTCTGCACACGCAATTCTTTGATTACAGTATATACCATAAGAGTTAGTTCCAGATGCCATTCCACCGTATGAACCATACGCGTAGTACCTGTAATATAAGTAACTGCTATACGACCCATTAATTTCTAATTTGGCTCGTGTGAATGTACTTCCACCTATATTTACTTGACCCGAGCTTCTATAAATGTTAGACCCAGACGTTGTCCAAGGACTCGAACCGCCACCACCACCCCCAAACGATTGTGCAACTCCATTAATTCTGAAACTACTACCAGTAGACATGTTAATATCACCGTTAACATCGAGTTTATAAGCTGGACTTGTTGTTCCTATACCGACATTACCGCTGTTATAATAGGCGTTTGTACTGTTCAAT